CACCAATCGCGGCCCCTGCTGTGCTTTGCTGCCCGCCGCCTCCTCCTGCGCTACCGCCGCCTGCCATGCACATAGGGTTGTATCCTTACAAATTTACGGAATGGAAGTTTGTTCGGGCCAACAAGGATCGGTTCACCGATGAAGGTGAAGCCCATCCACTGTAGCCATCGAATGTGGACCTTGTTTCGTTCGTCCACGACATTGTGTAATAGGGGATAAGGGAGCGCGTCCAAGTACGTGCGACACTCTCTGAGGAACTGTCGCCGTAGTGGAGGCTGAACTAGCGCATCAGCCGCGAGGAGCCAAACGGTGCCGTCCGGTACACAGCCGAACATGCCAACCACTTCGCCCTCGTCCCAATCATTGTCGATGATCGAGCAGGCGGGTGCGGATAACTCCGCACTCACCCGCAACGCATCGACTGGCTCCATGCCCGAGGCTGCTTCTATTTCATCTCGATCCGCTTTTCGCAGACGTGTGGCGAGTTCGATTTCGTCGCCAGGTAGATAGCCTCGGACATAGCCAGCCATGAATCCTCCTTAGGCACTTCGCTTCGTGAACTCTCCTTCCCAGTCCAGGCCGGTGATGGAGAACTTCAAGTGCGAATTGCTGTTGATCGTGATGGTCACTCGCTCGTTGTTCGAGAGAATGCCGAACTTGAAGATGCCGCTTGCCAGCGCAACCGTTCCGAGGACGTTGTTGATGTCGCCGGTGATCCGTCCGTTGAAGACGTAGTTGCTGACGTTGCGGCCCTGTGGTGTCACTGAGACCGTGAACGCTCCGCTCGTGTCGTACTTGACGTACCCGCGCAGGAGTTGGAGATTGCTTGCCGCGTCGATGGTCAGACCACCGCCGAGGCTTTGCTTCCGGATGTAGATGGTGGACAGTTCCGCTTCACAATAGTAGCGTTGTCCGATCCACACTGGATTGGTCTCGTAGTCTCCGACCACGGTGAGTGTGGTCGAGCCCACTGATGCTGAGTCCACTTGCAACACCTTCCCAACGTCGGCCATGCCGGTGTTGTCTGCGATGCCTCGGGTAATCACGGCCATCTCTGTAGACGTGATCTCGTAGGGCAGCGTGTAGGTGGTGCGGTTGGTGTTCGCGTCATAGGCGACTGTGCAATCGTCGTCAGTGATCCGCCGGTCGAGCAACGTGACGTATGACACGTAGCTGTCCACGCGGTTCGGGAGCAGATCAATCTTCTCCAAGAACACTTCATCGTTCCGCTGAATCAGGATGTACAGCGTGGACTCAATGAAGTCGGCACTGAGGACGCTCACAGTAGAAGCTGTGTCGTCGTCGAAGTTCCATCGGAAGAGAGCCGCTTGGACTTTCTTCTCCTGTTTCCACTCGGTCTTGTAGAGGTAGACCGAACCAGGATCGCCACTCGTGGTGACGGCAGCGAGGTTCAACAGCGTGGACACACTCAGGCCGGTGACTCCCGAAGGGATGTACGCGGGCGTGTGTGCGGTCACTTCGTCGGCTTCCATGATCTCAGCGGTCGTGTTGCTGACCGAGAGTTCCTTGATACCGGCGTAGTCGCCACGGTCGAACATGAAGTAGATCACCTTGCCCGCGTTCACGGGCCGGATCTGAACATTGCTTTCGAACTCGCTGACCACATCGCAGCGCACCGTGTTCGGCGTCATCGCCACATCGCCAGGAATAGCGAATTGGGTTTGATCGGAGAACATGATGAGTGACTTGTTGAAGGCCACTACGTTCTCAAGAATGGAGACCTTGGTGTGCGAGGCGCGTGAGTCCACCACATCGGAGTCCTTGAGGGACGTGATGGTGGTGCGCCAGAAGTTGTAATACTCGCCCACTTCACTGAGAATGAAGTTCTCGTCGGCCAGGAGACCGAGCCGGTTCTTGTAGAAGAACACGTCATTGATGGTCTGCCCGATGAACGAGGGCTGGCTGTTCGTGGTGTCGTCGCCGCACACGCGATCCGTCCAGGCAACCGGCGCGTAGGTGAACGTGCCGTTGGTCTCTCGGGTGAGCTTGTGGGGCATCACGGTTTGGTCGATGATGTACTCGACGCCAGGAGCCGGACATTCTTCCCAGGTACAGTCTCCGAATGTAAGGTTGTCCTGGTTGACGACCGCTTGGACGTAGTACGCTTCACTGTCTACGACATCGGGGTTGGCGTTGATGCCGACCACGAATCCATCCGGCGCGTAGGCCGGTAGATCGGTGAACTTGGCCACGCTGTCTTTGATGGCTGAGAGGTCAGACCCGCCGTGAGAGTCAATCGCTTGAAGCGCGAAGTCGCCCGAGGACTTTGATATGTAGACCACTGAGCCGGACACGCCGAAGGTGAAGCCTGCGCCACCCCAGGCTACGAGGTCGTTGTACAACTCGACCGCGATGCCGTCCGTTCGCAGCGTGTTCACCAGCGTATCGCTCGTGGTGTAAATCGCCCGCTGGACGCCATCAATGTAGATGGCATAGTTCGAACTGTAGTTGCCCTGGCGCACGAACACGAGACCCTCTGCGACTGGATCAGTCGTCGTGTCGCTCAACATGGCGGCGGTCTTGCTGCGGTTCACGATGAAAGTCGTGTCGGCCACAGTGACGCAGCGCATGTCGGTGGACGGTGTTTCGGTCACGAGGTAGCGCCAGTTCTTATAGGTGGCTGTCGCCTTGATCGTGCCGGACGTATAGGCCGTCACGTTCACGCGCATGTATAGATCGTCGGCGGTGAAGGCGGCGCCCGTCGTTGTCCCGTTGGTGTTGCGCGTGGCGATGGTCGTCCATGCCGCGCCGTCTACGGATACTTGGAGCGTGACGGTGCCAACGCCGAGGCCGGATACTGTGAAGTCAATCGCGGTCTCGCCATCAGCAGGCGCCAGAATGAATGTCTGTCCTGCGGCAGCGGCCACAAGACCCTCACCGAGGACGACTGTTTCATCTTCGGTGTTGATGGTCTTCTGTGTGCCATCAATGCCGAACACATCCACCCATCCGTTTTGAAAGATGGCTTTGAACCGCAGAGCCGCACTCCGGTTGATGGTGTGCATCAGGGCGTCATCGAACGGTGTCGTGGAAATCTTGGCGATGTGTTCTGTCGGTGGCCGGTTGGTTAGACCCTCGACCGGCGACGAGTAACAGTTCTCTTGTGCTTCAAGCTGACTGGGAGTACGCAACGCCTGAGGCTGTTGGCTCACTCCTTGAATCAGACTTGAGATGCTGCCGCTGGTCAGTGCCATGAAGTCTCCTTAGAATTGCGAGGGCCGGACGCGCCTGCGGGACACGATGCTGCCAACGTCCCAGTGATCGAAGATCGTCGCGTCTTGGGCTTCAGCTTCGGCCTCCATCATCATTGCGTATGCTTCCACTTCGTTCTGTTGCGTGTAGCGGTGATGGGATTCCGAGCCTACGGTGTTGTCTTGGTGAATGCGGGCAGCTTTGATCTTGATGTAGTTGCGGGCTGCTTCCGGCAACTCATCCCATGAGAGGAAGAACGTGATGGTAACTTCGGGATTGGCGTCGAGTTCGTAGGTGTGGTTCTTCCGGTCGTAGATTTGTAGACCGCGCTGGACGAGATCAATGTCCGGATCTTCCGTCGTGAGATCCACCTTGAGCGTGTTGCCAGGTAGCTCTACTTCGTTGTCCAAGTTGCGCGCGAGTTCGTACTCTTCTTCGGTGTTGAAGTTCCAACCCTTGAGTTGCACCTGTCGGCTTGTATCCCTGAGAAGATCCACGGCAATCTGAATCGCAGCGGGGAGGTCGCCCAGGATGGTGTTGACAGGAGCTTCGCCAACACAGGCGAGCATGGTGTTGACCGCTTCCGTTTCAGTCGTCATTGTTTCTGCCATGTGATTCTCCAAATGGAAAAAGAAGGGGAGCGCCCTTGTGAGGCAACTCCCCTTCGTAGATATGTGAGCAAAGCTACTGCGCTTGCTAGCCGCGCCCATACCCGCCCGTCGGCAGGTAGTCCTTACTCACACACGCTGATTGGCTGATTAAGCAACCGCCAATTCGACCGCGCACTCGGGCCGGAGGATGCCGTGGCCCATCGCGTACTTGGCGACCATCAACGTCCCTTGACGCCGGATGTCGTATTCCATTTCGAACGCGAGGTCCATGAGCTTCACCGTACCAACGGCAGTCTTGTGGGCCACAACACCGACCGTGTTCGAGAAGTCCTCGAAGTAGTCGTTGTTCTGGAGAGCATCGGCACCGGCACTGAGGTCAGTGCTGGGGACGTGGTTGCTCTTGATGATCTGGACGCCGCTGATTTCA